CGTTCTGCGTGCCATACTAGACGCGGGGATTGGCCTTGAACGTGCCGGCCATGCCGGACAGCCAAGCATTTGCCCGTGTATCGCCGGACGACACTGCGTTGCCCGTATAATGAAGCTCGATCTCGACGATGATCCCGCTTGCGGTGAGGTCATTGACCCAGGCGACAACCTGCGCGTCATTGGGTGCCGGCAGCGGGTTTTCGCCGTGACACGCGAACCGCACAAAGTTCAGCCCTGGGTAAGCGCCCCGTAGCCGCGCCGGCGTCACCCGGCCGAGATCGACTTGGTTGTCGCCCCACAGCCGCCTGTAGCAGACGTTGACGCCCTTGGCCCTGAACGCCGTGCCGTCCGGGGCGTAGATGCGGCCATTGCTGACCTTGTAGAGGCTGCCAGGCGGCGGGGGAGGCGGCGGTGGTGGCGGCGGCTTGGTCGGATCGGCCGCGGCCGTCCACGCGCCTGCCACGTCCGCCACGTAGCAGCCGCCAGTTGCCGTCCACTGGTACAGCTGCCCGGTGTAGATGCCGAGCCACGAAACGCCGCCGGTGATCGGATCGAGCGTCCCGTTCCGCCGGATCGCGTAGGGCGGCCGGGTGGTGCTCGCCACCAGCTCATAGCGGTTCAGAAACCGATCGGTCAGCCGGGTGCCAGGCGAGACTGCCTTGGAGCCGTTGCCGCTCGACAGCATCGTGATTGCACGCGCCTGGAACGTCGCAGGATCAAGGGTGCCTGACATCCGGCTATCCTCCGATCAGGGTGCAGTCTTGGCGGACGGAGCGCCAAGCGTCAGCGTCATCGTGGTCGCCTGGTGCGACGGGCCGAGTGTCACGTTGATGTCTTCGGACACGCCATCGAGGCTCACGACGCCGGCGCCGAGATCGGCGTCAGCGGATACGGAAACGCGCGCGGTGCCTGGTGCGACGGTATCGACGCTGGCGCTCATGCCATCGGCGGCCGCCGTCACGGCAAGCACGGTCTCGTCGGACGACGCCCAGACCGGCACGCCGTCAACGGTGGCGGCGGCGCCGGTCGCGTCGGTGATCGTCAGAACAACAGAGGGAAAGAATTGGTCGGTTGTCACATCAGCCATTTGCTTGTGTCCTTTATGCTGGCTTTGGTTTGGCCGATGGCTCGCCAAGACCAACGGTCATTCGGGAGGCCTGCTCCCTGAACAGGGCGATTGCGGTTTCCAGGTCTGTCTGCTGCTCCTGCAGCTCGTTGAACTGCGAGGCGACGATCGTGGCCAGCGGCTGTGCGGGATAACCGTCCGCTTGCAGCATGTTCATCGCATCGTGTGCATCGTCGAGCCGGGCAAGTGCTGTGGTGATCAGGTTGTGGCGCCGCTCACGTTCGACGATCTGCTCCTGCACAGAGGCGCGCAGATCGGCTGAGATCGAGACGGCGGCGAGGTCATGCAGGCCGCGTATCTGCGGATCGAGGTCGGCCAATGCGGCATTGAGTTCGGCCCGCAGCTGCGGGTTGGGATCGTCGGCCATCGGTGTTCCTTCCGGTTATGCGGGGCGTTCGATGATCGCCAGCGTGCGCGTGGCGGGCTGGTCGAGGCTGCTGAATGCGCGGCGCCAGGCCAGCTCAAACAGCCACATGCGAGTCATGGAAGACATGCCGGGCCGAAATTCCAGGACGATCGGTTCGCCGCGGGCCGGGTCGTCATCCGACATGGGGATCATGGCGCTGCGTTACCAGTCCGCATCATTTCCTCCAGCCGCAGCGCGCGGTCGCCCACCTGGCCGTGCCAGCGCGACGCGATCATCTCCAGCGCCGCGTCGTCCCAACGGTGCTGATGGACTGCGGAGAAGAACCGGGCGAACTGCGCGAAGTGCGTCCAGCCCAAATTAAAGGCCATGTTGAGGAGAACCCGCTGCCGCACTGCGTCGAGCTGTCTCCACCATCCCAAATTATGATCCAGGTCGTGTTCGCAGCGCGCGATGTCGTTGGCCAGCATCAGGTCGATCTCGGAATCACTGACGCCCGTATCGTCGAGATCGCGGCCCACCCCTATGCTGGTCCGCATGCTGCCGTCGTAATATGGCCGATACCGCCTGCCCTCGTCGCGTGACAGTTCAGCGCGCAATGCTGCGGCGTCGTATGTGTCGGGCATGGGGGAGCACCATGAGGTGGGCTTCGAGGAGCGGGGCGATAACTAAGGATCAAGATAGTTCGGCCGGGTTCCGCCGAATCGCGTGGTGTGCAAGGCAAGCCCCGCATCAGCGGAGGCATGGAACTTGGCGTTACCGGGCGATGAAGGCGAGAACCCGATCAGGCGGCATCTGCGATCGAGCTATGTCCGCATGGGATACGACCGCCGCCAATGGCTCAAGGAGTTCGTGGATTACATTGGCCCGCGTGATGTGGACCGGGTGTTTCAGATGCTGACGCCGCTCATTCAGGACGTGTGTTTCTACGACGGCAACGGCAACCATCTCGACCGGCGCAGCAGCGACTAATCCGTCTCCGCCTTCAGTCCGCGTTCGATCAGCAGCCGGCATTCGTGCTGCAGGCTGTGTTCTCCCGCGATGGCCCGCCGTCTGATCTCGGCAACCGTCTCATCGTTATCGAACGCCACGTTGATCAGCCGCTGCCCCTTGGTGTAGCGCGGGTGGCTGAACCCGTGCCCCGGCTCGCTGCTGTGATACGCCCGCGTCATGGAGCGGGCGGGGGCGCATCAGGTGGCGCTGGGGTCTGCTTGAAATAGACGCCATCGCCGCAATCGACGGTCAGCACGAAGTTGTTGGACCCGCTGCCGACCAGCGCGATCGCCGCCTCGCCCTGCCCGGTGATCGTGCCCTTGCCGCGGCATTCAACAGCAGTGGGCGGCGGACGGCTGGCGGCACATCCGGCGAGCTGCACCACCACGAACGCCAGCACCAGCAGCAGGCCGATGACGCCGATGAGCCTCAATACCGCCAGCCCCCGAGGCCGCCGCCGAACAGCAGGAATAAGACGATGATCAGCACGATCAGGCCAAGGATGCCGAAACCGCCGCCGCCGTAGTATCCACCGCGATAACCGTAGTATCCGCCGCCCAAACCACCGAACAGGAGAATCAGGACGATGACGATCAGGATGAGGCTCATGGGGTGTTCCTTTCAGCGCGTCTTGCGCTTTGGCTTCGCCTTGACGGCGCGTCGCTTGCCCTTGCCCTCGACCACCAGCGACCGCTTGCCCTGATGCGTCTCGGCAATCTTGCCCAGCACCGAGGAGACGTGCTTCGCCGGAACAACCAGTGTCAGCGGCGCAACCACCTCGTCCGCCACCAGAGGCGTGGCGACGATGAGCACCGACCCCGGCTCGTCCGCCAGAAAATGATAGAGGCGGGAGTACCACGGGCGGGTCATCACAGGCCCAGCTTCATGCGCGTGGCGTCGTCGGCGAGGCCGGTCACCACCAGGTCGTGCTCACTCTGATAGCGTCGCAGCGCGGCGGCAGTTGCCGTGCCCATCTTGCCGTCGATCGGCCCGTGATAGTCGCCACTTTCGGTCAGCCGCTGCTGCACGTCGGCGAGATCGCCCAGCGCGTGCGGCGAGGGCGCAATCCCGGTCGGCGCGGGTGCCGGCGGCGGAGGTGCTGTATGCGCCGCCGTCTGCTGCGGCGCCATCCACGAGCAGCCGGCCAACAACATCAACAGGCCGAGGAAGATGAGTTTCATGTGCGGTTCCCTTCAGTGAAACTTCCACCACGCGACAATCACATTGAAAGCAACGATGCCGGCGCTGATCACCATCGCAACCGTCGCGTAGCGCGTGTGCAGATCGGCAATCGCCCGTTCGATCGCCGAGGTCCGGGCTTCCTGCGTGCTCATGTCGATTTTCGGCACGTATTCGTTGGCGATGCCGCGCATGGACAGCCGCAGATCGGCGATCTGGCCGGCCAGCGTCGCGTGCTCAGCACGAGTGATGTAATTCACCTGCTGGTCGTTCATCGCCCCGCGGAACTCGTTCATCACGGCGAGGTGTGCGGTGAGCGATGACAGAGCGACTTCCAGCGCCTTATCGCGTGAGGTCAGCGCCGCCTCCAGCATCTTGTCGCGCGCGGCGAACCCCTCCGACATGCGCCGGTCGGTCGCGTGGTGATCGGCTTCGAGCCGCGTCATGCGCTCCAGCGCGTCGGTCACAGGCCACGCTCGTGCAGCTGCCGGCGCTCGTGCAGCGTCTGGTGCATCCGCCGCAGCGCCTCGGCGTTCAGCTTCAGCTGCGCCGCGTTGCGCCGGGACGACACCGTGGCCACGATCGAGCCGACCGCGGCGACGATGATCCCGGCGGCCTCGAGGATGCGCACGATGGCGTCGGTCACGCTGCCGATCTGGTCGGGTGTCATGGGCACAGCAGATACCGCCGACCGTTCAGGTCGAGGTTGTAGAACGCCAGCGACATGCGCAGCGCCGCCGCCTTGGCGCACCAGGCCGCTTTCACCCGCTTGGTATACTCGGCGACCAGCACTGCCTTGCCGGCCGCGATAAACGGGCTGTAGCTGCCGCACTCGGCGTAGTCGAAGCATTCCTCCGCAATGGCGAAGTCGAAACTCGGGACAACCTGCTTCACCACTTCGGCGCTGTTCTTCAGCGCCACGAGCATGCCGCGGGCGTGCCCGGCAGCGGCGAGCCACCGATCGTAATCGACGCTATCGGCCGTGGTGATGCCAAAACCCGTGTTGGCCGAGTAGAGGTCCACGTTGTCGGGCTCTAGCCCGTCGCACCCCTTGGCGCGAAAGGCGTCCATTCGCTTCGCCATCAGATCGCGCACGGTCTGGCTGCGGACATCGAGATAGAACTCGCCCGGCCAGCCGCCGAGCGGATTGCCGATCACCGCCTTTGGGAAGTCGCCTTTATCCGGGCGCCAGTCCTCCCACGAGCCGGCCGAGAAGTAGCAGACGACGGTGTGGCCGCCGGCGTGCAGCATCGAGACTAGGGCGGCGGACGCCTCCTGGCCGTCGATGTCGTACAGCTTGGCCGTGCGGTCGGTGTTCACCGTGCCGCTGATCTGCCAATACCACGAGGTGAGCGGCGCGGGTCCGGCCGCCGCGCCGGCGAGCAGCGCCACGGCACAGAGCGCGAGGGCTTTGAGCATGATTGTCTCACAGTCCAGATTGTTGGATTAACCGATAATCTCTTATGCGGCAGTTTCTAACGCGCGGAAGCGCGGCGGGATCATACGCCGAACCAGCGCCCGCCCGCGTTGCGGATGACACCGGCCTGCCGCAGCCGCGTGAGCATGGTCCGTACCGATGTAACCGGGCTGTCGCAGACTGCCGATAGCCGCAGGTGCAGTTCGGCGGCGGTCGCTCCGTCTGCGCCGGCATCGCGCACCAGATCGGCGACGATCTGTTCGCGGGTCCGTGGCAGCGTGACGGCCGGCGGTTCTGCCGGCGCGTCGGGTGGCTCGCCATCCAGCAGCCGGGCCGCCGCCTCCAGCCGATCCAACTCGCGCCGAAGGTCGGTGATCCTGGCACGGATCGCGTCGCGCGGGTCCATGCGGCATTAGACGCACATCCCGCCCAATATGCAATAGCATCGCAACGATTTGTATGCTATGTTGCGTGCATGGAATACGAACGACTGACAGCCAAACTCTCGCCGATGACGATCTCCGACGATCTCGACCGGCGGATCACCGTCTACTGGCACGCCAAGCTGCTGCCATCGAAGGCCGCCGCGATCCGCGAGCTGCTGTCGCTGGCGCTGGACTGGGCGGTCGAGCACCCCGAACCGCCCGCGAAGGGCAGGCGGCAATGAGCGATGTCACCGAGCAGGAGCTGAAGATGGCCGTCATGCGCGCCGATCTGGCACTCAAGACAAGACAGGCGTTCTGGGAGACGCCCCGCAACCTGGCAATCATCGGCGGCGTGCTGATCGCGCTGGTCGGCACCGCGGCAGGCATCGTCGGGTTCAAGCTCGGTCAGCAGCCACAGACCATCAACGTGCATCTCGACGCGCCGCTGTTCGCAGCGCCGCAGAAATAGGAGCCACCAATGAAAACGCTCGCATTGATCGCCGTCCTCGCCGCCCTCGCCTCACCGGCAATGGCGCAACAGCCGCAGCAGCCTTACGCCCAGTTCAATCCGTTCTCTGGACGGTTCGAAATGGCTTATCCCAACTCGCAGCCGACGTTCAATCCCTACAACGGATCATGGTCGATGCAGCCGCAGGGTGTGCAGCCGCAGTTCAATCCCTACGACGGCAAGTTCGAGTTTCCGCACTGATGAGGAGCGTGTCGTGGAAATCATCGTCGGCCTGCTGATCGGCACTGTCCTGGTCATGGGTTGGTTTATCGGCTCGCCGTTTGTCGGCGTGTTCCTTAGTCTGCCCGTGGTCGGATTTATGCTGTTTGATACTCAGGCATTCAGTCGTAACATAAGCGACATACCGGGGATCGTCGCAGTCCTGGCAGTCATCTGGCTGCCAAGCCTGATCCGTCATGCCGTGAGAACCTAGGGCGGCCCGAGTTCGTTCCTTGGTCCAGACGGCGACCCAACGACGCCCCCTGTCTGCTGGCCAAGGAACTCCGCTGTTAATGACAGTGCCCGCTGCGACCCCGGCGACATTCCGGCCATCTGGCGCAGATAGCCAACGCCCTCCGGACTGAACAGCCGCTCAGCGATGCCACCGATGTTGCGGCGCGTCTGCCACTCGGCGAGCATCCCGAACGGGCGGCCTGCCGCATGCAGCAATTTGCTGGGGTCCAACGCCGCCTCGGTAAGCCGCGCCGCACGCACACCGGGCGAGTTAGCACCGGCCTCATCCAGTGCAGCGGCGCCGCGCTGCCTTGGTGCCGTCAGGCTGTTCATGCCGCGCGATTGCGCCACGCGCTCGATCGTTCCCATGAAGTTGTCGAGCCCCTGAAACTGCGTCGGGTCCATTGCCGCCTGCATGGCAGCGCGCTTGTCTGGATCGGCCCAGAGCTGCCGGCGCAGCATCGAGGGGTTCAATCCCTCCTGAGATTTGGACACTCGATCGATGGTGTCCTGCAGATAGGAGCGCACCCCGGCATTCCATTCATCGCCACGTCCGGCCGATGTGAAGGCATCGCGCGCCTCGGAGATCGCCCGCGGATTGTTGGTGTCGAAGACTGGCGAGACGATCGCCTTCGCACGCTCGTTGCCCGAGGCATCGGCTGCACGCCCGATGCTGTCCTCCAGTCGTGACGCTAGCCGTTGACCGGGTGCAGCCGTGGCGCGCGCTGTGGCATAGGTCGGATATGCCGTATCGAGGTTGCTTAGAAGATCGGCGCGCAGTGAGTCCACAGACATCGCCGTGGTGTTCTCGCCCGCCCGGCGGGCCGTCGATACCGTGTCGTCCAACTTGCGCTTGGCCAAATCCCACAGTGCAAAGTCAGGCGTGTCAGGAGCCGCCTTGCGATACAGATTGGCGTAGTCGGAACGGGCACTTTGCAATGCCGATTTGACCGCAGGCACCTCGGCGAGCTGGGCGAGATCGGGCGACATGACGTTACCGCCGGCCTGCGCTGCCTCATAGGATGGCCGCGCTGCACGGTTGGCGATCTGCCGGGCCGCGGCGGTTGCGTCTTCAGCACCCTGCTGGAACTGCATCGCAGCATCCGTCTTGTCGGCCGCCGGGGAAATCGCATCGAGATGCCGCTGATACGCCGCCTGAAGATCGGCGCGCTGTTTTCCGTAGAACTGCTGGGCAATGTCACTCAGTTCCGGTCCGGCCGAACCGGACGCAATAGTATCTTCATGCTGCAACAGCGACGGCAATCCACTGGCCTGTCCCGGCGTCAATCCTGCCAACCCTTCCTGCTGAGCCATCAACTGATTCCGTTCGGCCTGGGGCAGCGCCTGCCCGGCCCGGATGCGGTTGACATCGATAGCGGAAGCGCCGAGCCGGTTGGGTGCGACAATGTGGAGCAGGCTCGCGCCGGCAAGCTGGCCGCCGGCAGCACCCCCGGCCTGTCCGGCCGTCTGCATCGGGTTGTATGGTGTCTTGGCTGACTCGGGGTCGAAGTGTGCCGCAAGTTGTTGGCGAGCCACGTCGCCGGCCGCAGCGCCCGCGCCAGCCGCCACCGGCCCCACCACAAGTGACGCCGGCCCAGCCGCGGCCCCTGCCGCGGCCCCACCGATCGCCGGCAATGCCGGTCCCACCATGCTGCCTGCGGTGGGCAGCCACGAACCCGGCCGCATGACGCTGAAGCGCGGATCGACGTAGTAGGGTTGATTGTCCTCGCCGACCGCAGCGAGTTGCCCGGTTGGCCCATAGAACACCCGTGCCTGCGCTTCCTTCGGATCGAGCTTCGGGAACAGTTGCGCAGCGATGACGCGGCGGCGCTGCTCTGGATCGGTTGGCAGGCTACCGATCGCCTGCGTGCCGAACCCTGGCTCACGGCCTTCCTGTATCGGTTGGCCAGTAGACTGCCCAACGGGATCGTTGCTCGGCACGTTGCCGGCGAACTGGAACGGACGGCCGGTGATCGGATCGATCGATCCTGGCGCTCCCGGCGCCGCGGTGGTGGTGACGTTGAAATTGTTCGGGTGAAAGTCCGGTGCCGCCGGCGCAGCTGTCTTGTCGTCAGCCGGTGGAGCTGGCGGTGGCGCTGCCGGGGTGACGCCAAAATCGGCCGGATTGGCGAACAGGTCGGCCATTACTGCGGCTGACCGATCGCCACCTGGCTGCCATCCTTCCACAACACTCGTGCGGTCGGATCAGCGTGGCGCAAAATATCGAGCACCCGCCCAACATCGGCCTGCGATTTCATGTTGAGCGCGCCGGTCCACTTGTCCCAGCTATCGCCCGACAGTGCCGCCATGGCTGCGGCGTAGACTTGCGGGTTGCGGTTGGCCACCCATTCGGAATCAAAATGCGACAGCTTAGTATAACTTCCGCCCCGCTCGAACTGATCGCCGGCTTGATTGGCGAATGCAAGCGCCTGTGTCGAGTAATCCGATTTGGCCTGCTCGCTCACCAGCTGCATTGCCAATATCCGCTTGTTGGCATCGGGCCGCAGATCAAGCCCTGGATTAGCTGACTTGTAGAGCTGAATTGCCCCGAGCGAACCGCGCGCGCCCAGATCGCCACGCTCCTGCGTGCCGGCCGCCATCAACCCAAGTTTGGCAAATTCCTGTGCTGCCGCGGTTGAATCGGTGATCGAGGGATCGTTGCCGATCAGCTTCCGTGCCAGATCAGCAAATCCCGCCGTCTGGGCAACGTTGGCCCACTGCGCGCGCCAGTTGCCCCCAGCGCCGGTGCTTACCTGATCGACCAACTCCCGCATCTTCTGTATGCGAACCTGATTGGCCTGCGCCATTTGCGCGCTGGCGCTTAGTTCCGGCAAATCCTTGGCGTCGCGCTCATAATCCGATTTCTGCAATTCCCACGGCGCATTGGCCGGCCGCACTGGCGATGGAATGAAACCGACACGTTTGTCGCCCTGCACCATCCACGTCCCGACATGGCCCTCCGCGTCCATCCCTGCCACGGGGGTTGCACGAATTGACGGATGCGCCGCCTGCCACGCCTGCAGGTTCATCGTGCGGTTGGTGGACTGCATCGAGGATATGTCGGACAGGATCGATTGCACGTCTGCTCCAGTGCGTGCTGAGGCGCGGCGAGCACGGATCAGTGCGTCCTGCTGAGGCGTCAGCCCGTTGGGCAAAAGATTGGCCGGTGCAGGCGGTTGCGCCGATTGATCCCCGCGTTCGCCCGCTACCGTCATGCCGGGCGGCGGCTGCCCGGAGGCATCTGCCGGCGGCGGCGGTGGAGCGGCCCCTCCGGTCGGCGCTCCTGGCCCGGCCACTTGCACCGGGGCTGGCGGGGCGTCGCCTCCAGGCGGCGTCTGTGGGGCGGCACTGGCCTGTTGCTGTGGTGGTGCGCCCGCGGGTGCTGGAGCGACGCCACTAGCCACCTGCACCCGCTGCCCGCGCTGAGCAGCAGCCATCTGCACGCCCTTCTGCACATCGGCCGGATTGAGCACATAGCCGCCGCCCGCGCTTTCGTGCGGAAACTGCGCCTGAATGAATTTCGCCTGCACGGTGGGATCGGTCAGATCGATCGGATCGTCCGCCCCGACGCCCAGTGCCTTGGCGATGTCGTCGGTGTAGCTTGTCAGATTGGCCTTCGGATCGGACACCCAGCGCGTGACAGCGCCGCGCACCGTGTTGATGCCGTGCTGCGTCTGGTAGAGCGCGAGCTGGTTGGCATTCGCCGCAACGCCGGACGGCATGTCGGGGAAGGCTGCAAAGCGGTTGCCTTGGCCTGGCGACGCTCCCGGCTGACCGGCAAATGTCAGGTTGCCGGGGTTGTTCTGTCGCTGGCCGATGGTGGCGCCAGACCCGCCGCTGACTGCTGGCGGCGCCGATGATTGCTGCCCGCCAGCGCCGTTCGGTGCCCCGCCGAGCGCAGCGTCCACCAGCCCCAAGGCACCCTGCGTCTGACCGTAGATCGCCTGATCCTTGGCCGACAGCCCCATTGCGGCCAGCCGTGCCACGGCGTCGTGCCCTGGATACTGCGACGGCGCATGCTTGGCGAAGCCGCGCCCCTGAAGGTCCGCCACAACGCCCGGATAGGCCGTCGCGCGCTGCTCCTCTGGCAACGTCATCAGATACGATGCCGCCCGCGCCTCCATCTCGACATCGCCGGTGGCAAGTGCCTGCTGATGCACTTGGTTCTGCATCAGCGCGTTCTGGTGAACGTCCTCATATGCCTGCGGCTGATAGCGCAGCGAGCGCGCGGTCAGCAGCTCATTCGGCGTCAGGAAGGCGGAGCCAACGGAACCGGACATCGTGCGTCCTCAGAATGAGCGCGTGTAGTTCATGTTGATCGGCGCCGGCGGTGAATTGCTGTAGCCGCTGGAGGTCAGGTAGTTGCCAGTGCTGGCCGGCCCCAACTGGTTGATGCCGGTCTGGAGGCCCTTCGCCACGTCGCCGTAAATGCTCGCCTGCGTGTTGCCTGCCTTCTGCGCCTGATCGCCAGCATTCGCCGCTGTATAGGCACCGCCGGCCGCCGCCGTCTCACCGACCTTCGACATGTCGAAAAGGCGGTTGTAGTAGTTGCTGAATTCCTGGTCCGCCAATCCGGTGCCGAACTTCAGCAGCGCCTTATCAGTGGCGCCCGATCGGAACATCCCCGTTGCGGCTTGCGTAGCATCGACCGCACGCCGGCCTTCGTTGAAACTCCACTGATACCCAGGCGATTGCTGGAAATTCCCCATCGCCGCCGTTGCGGCATCCTGCCCATTCAGCCCCAGCAGATCGGCGCTGGCAGTATTCGCGACCCCCCCCGTGGTTCGCCAGGGTGCGAGGTCGGCGCGCTGCTGTGCCGCCAGTTCCTTCGACTGCTGCGCACCCGCACCAGCAGCGCCGGATTGCCCGATGGCACCAGCAACGCCAACGGCAGCACTGGCAACGCCCGCAATGGCGCCAGCTGCGGCGAACGGCATAACAATACTCCTTAGTTTACGGAGACGCTCTGTGACCGCTTCTTGCCAAGGTTCGCTGTGCGCAAAAGAGCGCGCGTGGCAGCAGACACCTTACGGCCCTTCGTAGCGGCACTAATCGCAGCGCGTGTCGCCTCAGAAAGCGGGCCACGCTTTTGGCCCTTTTGTGCAGCACTTAGCGCGGCCCGGCGTGCATCGGTCCACGGTGCTATCTTCCTGCCTGTTTGGCGCAGGCTCTTAGCCAGAGACTGTGCCGCTGTGTGTTTCTTTCCCAAATGCGCCGCTCGATTCGCTTCGCACGTCGCTACCGAGCGTTTTCTCCCCAGATTGGATAATCTGAGCTTTTCGCGGACCGCGGCTGGCGTGGCATGTCCCATCCGAGATGCGCTCATGGCAGCGCGCGTTGCATCCGATAGCTTGCGCCCTTTATTCACCGCACGTGCAGCCTCAATAACGGCCTCAGTGGGTTTCTTGCCCTTCATAACAAGTCGTTGCATAGCGCGAACCGCCTCTGTTCTTACGTAAGGCGTTCTAGCCGCGTGTTTGGCACGTGTTTCGTCGGACCAAGTCAATCCGGCGACGCCATCGCCGCCATTTGTGCGATTATAGCCGAACTGACGCGTACCGAGAGACTTGATCAGGAGTGTCTCTGTTGCCAAGGCATCGTCCCATGTCGTGGCACATGCGATCGCCTCAAAAGTAAATGCCTCAGGCCCGTATTTGGCTATGGCCTGATGGATGTGCTGGCGCTTCTCCGCCTTGCTTCGGGCCAAGATGAGATGACGCCTCCAGCGCGACTGGAGGTTGAGCGTAACCCCAATATACAGCTTACCATTCAAGGTGTTGGTGATGTAGTATACAAAAGCATGCCGCCCAGACATTCTGATATGGTATCACAACGAACAGGCTATGGCAAGCTCGCTCAGCTCTCCAACATCAGATTATGTTCCTCGGCGATGTCCACATTCTCGGCCTCGCCGACAGCATGGATGCAGGCGATCGTCACGCGGTCGCTCAGCGTCAGGAAACGGTGCTTCTCGCGCGCCGGGATTTTCACCGTGGATGGTCCAACGAAGTCGCCAAGCAGCTCATCGCCGCGCCATATTCGTACGACGCCCGACAGGATGAGCGAGAGATGCGGGAACGTGTGGGCGTGCTGCGGCAGCATCGTGCCGCGATCGGCCACAACCCACGTTCGCAGGTAGATGCCGGCATACAGCGTCAGTTCCGAGAACGGCTGGCGTTCCGCGCGCTTCACTGGTCAAGCTCCGAGTGGAAGCAGAGAATCACGGTGATCCGCTCATCGGGACCATCGTTGCGTACTTCATGCTCGACAAGATTGTTGAACTCCCAAATTTCCCCGGCGCGAAAGCTCAGCACCTCGTCCTCACAGCGGTTGATGCACCACGGATTGGATTTGAGCGGAATGTAGACTTTCCGGTTGAACCAGCGCGCATGCCATGCGCTGTCGGCATGCGGCAGGATACGCCCGCCAGGCGGCAGCCGCGTTATCAACGCCCCGCCGACCTCCGTTGCCTGCAATGTGGACACCAGCGCCCATAGCACCCGATGCAGCGCCGGCAGACGATGCCAGGCCGGATAGAATACGCAGCGGCCCTCACGCTGAAAGTCGGCGTCGCTGTGCAGCGTGTCGCGCGGAAAATAGCGCAGCCAGATGTCGGAGCTTGCGGCGTGCGCGGTCTCGGCCCGCGTCGTCCGATCGCGGTTCTCATCCCACAAGTCCGGCGCCGCCTCCAGTTCGGTGAGGATCGGCGCCACGTCCAGGCCGGCATGGATCAGACGAAAATGCACTACCGCATCCGCCTTGCCGCAATCGCGCCCGCCGCCGTCACGCTGCCGGACGCATACTGCGCATAACCGCCCAGATACACCGTCGCAGGCGCCGCCAGAGACACCCGGATCGGCCCCGCCTCCAGACACGTCGCCGTGCCCATCGAACCGCCGACCAGCACGATCAGCGTCCGTCCGAGCCCCGCCGGCGGCGTCGCCGAAACCTCGCTCACCCAGGACTGCGCCACCGTCATGTTGCCGGCCGAACTCGTGTAGATCACATGCCCGGTCACGTCCCAGTCGCCCGCCGTCAGCGCCAAGGTGCCGACGTTCGTGGGCGTGATCGATGGCAGCGATACCGGCCCGGCGAACGATGCCGCCACATACTCGCCAATGTCGCCCGCCGCCGCGTCTGAGCCGTCCACCACGCCCTTGCGCACCTTGGCCGGCATGTCGGCCAGCCGGTCCGCGATGTCCTGGTTGTGGCGTGACCACGGATCGGAGAACGCGCCGCCGCCCGGACGCATCGGCACCTCGCCGACCGGCGGGCGCAGCCGAGCCGGAGGCGTCAGCGCCATCAGCTCGCGCCCCCGGTAATGTCGGCATCGACCGCATAGAACGTGCTCGCGCGATGGCACGAGACGCGGAACACCCGCTGGCGAAAGCTGCCGAGCCGCGTCGTCACCACCCGCTTGCGCAACTGGCCTACATCGCCCGCGCTCAGCGTGCGCCGCCCGGTCCAGGTCCAGCCGCCGTCGTCGCTCCACTCTAGCAGCACATCGCCGTGTGAGGCCGCCTGGCCCACCTCCATCTCGATCTCCAGCCGCGCGCAGAACGCCCGGCGTGTGCCGGCCCAGAGCGGCGGCAGGGTGAACTGGCGCAATGGCTCGACACCGGCATCCGAGGCACCGTTGGCGGGGAAAAAAATCTGCCCCGAGCGGCTGTCGCCCAGCAGCGTATCGCCCAGCGACTGGGTGGCACACAACGGGCGCCACAGCCCGGTGCCGCTGATCGCGCTGGATCGTTCGTGCCACAGCTTGGTGGCGCAGTCATAGACGAACGTGTGCGCGCCGACCGACAGCGCGTAGCAGGCATGGCCGCGCCAAGTGTAGGCGTAGCCGTTGCCGCCGATCACCCATTGCGGATAGGAGCCGGTGGCGTAGATCAGCTGCTCGATCGCATGCGTGGAGACACGCACCGCCTTGTAGCCTTCGCTGCGATAAACGATGCCATCGACGCCGAGCCACCAGAACGAATGATCGATCTGCGCAATCGTCTTGTTGACCACGCCGCAGGAGATCACCCCGTTGGGATAGCGGCGGAACGGGAAATCCGCGTTCCCGGCGTCGTACCAGATTTCAATGCCGCCCTCGCCGAACATCCACAGCTCGCCGGCGCGGCTGAGGATGCGGCGCAGCACGTTCGGCTGCGCCTCGGTCGAGGCAAAGTCGAGCGCGTCATAGGCGGCAGGATCGAACAGCCCGGTGATGTGCCACCGCTCCGGCACGTCGGCATCGGAGAACGCGAAATACCCATCGAGATAGGCGACGGAGGAGACATTGGGAAAATCGCCGCCGATCTGGTGCAGCGTATCGGCCCCTTCCACCGCGGCGGCATTGTGCCCGCAGGTAAAGGCGTTCGGCGGCACGCAGACCACCGCGGCATTGCTGCCCGAGGCGATGGTGACGACGGCGTAATTTGACACCGGCGCGGGATCGGTCGGCAGGCCGACCAGCCCCAAATCCTCGATGCCGTTGCCGACCGCGCGCGGCGCGAAGCTGAGCCGGTAGAAGTGGTCGCCCGAGACGACATAGATGCGGCCGGGCGTGTCGGCGTTGATGGCGCGGATCGGTCCCGGCCCGACCGTCAGAAGCGTGGCCAGTCCAGGCGCCGGCACAAGTGCGGCCTCGGTGCGTGCATCGGCCGGCTGCTGCTCGGCCATGAGGTTGATCAGCCGTTTGGCTGACAGCGGCTGCGAGGCGTGCTGGTAGGACTCCAGCGGCAGCGGGATGCGCCGCATGCCCTGCGGCGGGGCTGCCGCCTGCTGTGCGCCGCTCATATGTTGTTGGCCACGGCCTTGTGGGCGCCGTCTGCTGCGTCGTTGATGGTCGTCGTCACCACCAGGCCGGCGCCGACGTTGCCGAGCACCGTGTAGTAATCGGACGCGCCCTCGATCGTGACGAGATACTTGCAGACGTTTGTTGTGCCAGCCTGTGTGTTGATGTTGTCGGAACAGGTGAAGGCTACCACCGCGTTGAACTCCAGAGCCGGGCCGGCGATGTTGTTGTTGTCGGCGATCGTGTTGGAATTGCAGACGATGCCGCGGGCACCCGAGGAGGTCAGCGCGCGTCCCGTTGCCTGCGCCAGCCAGTTGCCTTCGACCCGCACGTCGAGCACCTGTCCATCGGTGTCGGCGAACAAGGTGATCTGGTCCGCCCCGCCGTCGATGAAGGCGTCCGCGATCTGCACGTTGCGCACATAGGAGGCGGTGCCCTGGGCGTACACATAGACCGGCTGCACAACGGCGAAATCGATCTGGCAGCCGCCGGTGACCCATACGTCATGCACCGTCCCGCCCGCCGTGGCGTTCAGATAGAATGAGCGGTCGCAGGCGGAGGTGAAGCAGCCGCGGAAGCGGACCCCGGCGACGGCGCCGCCAGCGGTGACGGACGACAGCACGAAGCCCTGCGAGTCGGCGGCCGCGTTGCCGACCAGCTCGCAATCGACGAAATCCATATCGCCGGTGAAGGTGCCGCCGGTCTCATAGAGATAGACGCACGAATTAGCGCCGACGAAGCTGTTGTTCCACACCGAGCAGCGGTTGAACGCGATCAGCTGCGCATGGCTTATCAGGATGCCGGTCGGAAAGTTCTCGATGTAGATGTCTTCCACCAGACTCTGATGGACCGCGTTGATCTGGTGCGTGGTGTCGGTGCTGCGGCCGATCTGCAGGCCGACCGTGGCGTCGCCGCCGTCGCCGATGATGGAGAATGACGCCAGCCGGAAATCGGTAATCGCCTGGATGGCGTCGGCATCGCCGTCCACCAGCATCACGGGCGCGGCGGGAAAGCCCGCTATCGGCTGCAGCCGCGAGCCGCCGAAGATGTTGCCCTCGCCTTCGACCACGAGCTGGCAGTTGGCGGTCGGCGCGACCGTCCAGGTATCGCCCAGATAGTAGGTGCCGCCGCCGAGCCGGATGGTCGGGCGCCCGCCATCGGAGGCCAGCGAGTCATGCACGCAGGCATGCGCGGCGGCCAGCGCGGGCTGGCTGTCGGTCAGGGCGTCGTCGATGATGGCGCCCCACCACTCGGGGTAGACTTGGCGAATGCCGGTGACGGTGCCGGAGCCGGCGAAAATCTGCTGCGGCAAGGCGTCGATTGCGCCGTGAATGGTCACCGTCTTGCCGCTGTCGACCAGCAGCGAGGCGCCGGGCGCGAAGATGATCCGCTGGCCGCGGGCGATGGTCAGGTCGGCACCGAGGCGATAGGTGCCGGGCGGCAGCCGCACGTCGTCGTGGGCGGCGAAGGCGGCGGCGATAGCCGCGCGATCGTCGGTCGAGCCGTTGCCGGTGGCGCCGTACCATGTCGCCGATGCCGGGCCGGAGCCGAAGAACAGCGCGCGCAGACCGGCGGCGATATAGGTGGTGATCGAGGTCGCACGGACGCTGCCGGTGCCGGCGTGGTCGGTGACCAGCGTGCAGTCGTCAGTCACCGCCCCGAGGTCGGGCAGATCAACCGTGCGAACCATGTGGGGCGTTCCTAGTCGGTGGTGATCGGATCGAGCGGCGGGGTGTCGGTGGTGATCACCTCGGCGGTCAGCGCCGGGGTGCCGGACACATGGCGCACATGCAGCGCGCCTTGCGCCAGCATTTCGGACTCCAGCCCGCCGTCCCAGTCGAGGAAGATCGCGAAGCCGCAGCGGCGCGGGAAGTCCACCAGCGTGCCTTGCGGTATCGCCACGTCGAACGAGCCGATTTCGTCGCTGATCGTCCCGGTGCCGGTCCACAGCACCTCAGGCGTGTATGTGCCGACCCCGCCGTAGTCCCAGGCGGTTTGCGGACCATCGCGCCAGACAATCACCCGCAGCGCGGGGCCGCCGATGCCGCCGGTCAGCTCCAGCGCCTGCGCGGCGTGGTGGTCGCTTTCCACGATGGAGACGCGCAGCGCGAGGCTGTCGGTGCCGGCCAGCACCAGATCGCGGCGCGGGACATGCACCGGCGAGCTACGCCGATACGGCAGGATGAAGGTCTGCGAGGTCATCAGGCGCCCTTGATCATGTGCCAGCGATTGGACGCCGAGCGAGTGAACTGCGCATTGGTCAGCGTCGCCAGCGTGGCCGGGGCATCGGCCGCAGCACCGTCGATGGTGCCTCCCGTTGCCGGATAGACGTTCAGCGTATTGGCACCTCGGTTGAACACGCGGATGGTTGGCCCGGCCACGCCAAGCGTCGGCAACCGCACGCCGGTGCCGGCCGCCGTGGTCGTCACCTCGTTGCTGGTCGAGGTCAGCACCAGCGCGTCGGTCGTTGTCGTGCCTGCCGCAGTCAGTCCGCTCGATTGCGTGTCGTATGTGTAGCTTTGCGGGAAAAACGTGCCGAGCAGGTTGTTGACGGTGATCTGTCCGCTGCTGCGCTGCACAGTGATATACGCGCCCATCGAGGCGCCAGCGTCGGAATAGGCATTCAGCACGAAATCCGAGCCGGCATTCGTACCACCCTCCGCGGTGGCATTGGCGCCCCATTGCCAGCGGTCCACGCCGGCTGTCTTGACGCCCTGGAGGCGTGCCTGCGACGCGGCGCCGTTGATCGTCACCAGCGGGCCGGAGGCACCGTTCGAGCCCACGGCCAGCGTGGTGGCACTCATGGATTGCGCGGTGGTCGCGCCAGTGACCACGAGGTTGCCGCTGATCGTCTGGTTGCCGGTGGCCACGGCCGCGGATGCGTCGGAAAAGTCAGCGCCGGTGATCAGTTGTCCGTTGATAAGCTGCTGGCCGATCGAGGACAGGTGCAGCCCGCCGCTGCCGCCATAGGGATAAACCCCGCCATTGGTGTCGCCGAATAGTTCGTAATCCGTCACCCACGGCATGTATAGCGCCGGGATGCCGTGCGCTGTGTAGGTGGTGACGCCATTTGTGGTCGCGGCGTTCGACCACCGAACCTGGGGCGTATAGAGCCCGCCAAACTTGTCGTAGTAGCAATCGATCACCCGCACGCCGAAGTTCGGATAGGTCGAGTTGACCATCCAGAACAGCACATGGCTGCCCTTGATCTCCAGGCCGAACGTGGCGCTGCCGGAGGACGGCACGGCGATGGCCGTGACAGTGCGCGCGACTGAGTTCGCGCCCGCCTTGGCGTCGATCGTGTAGGCGAAATTGCCGGTGCCGCTGTCCCGCTCGATGGTGATGATGTTGCCGGCGTTGTTGCCGATCTGCGCGACCAGGTTGCGCCCGGTGAACAGGCCGGTGACGCTGCCGAAGAAGCCGCGCCATGACCAGTCGAGCATGGTGGTGGGGAACGTGTAGGGGATCGAGCCGCTGGCCGCCGCGAGATTGGCGCGCATGTTCGATTCCAGCGGGTCGAAGCCGTCGCGGATGATGGTTCGCCAGCGGTTCGCATCGATCAGTCCAAGGCCGTTCTTCAGTGCATAGCTTCGTACGTAGCCAGCCGGATATTCATGGTTCTCCTGGCTGAACTGCGTCCCTAGCGCGGTATTCATCGTGCTCGGGGAGTGATTGGTCATCAGCACGATGTCGCAGACCTTCGACCACGCCTTGATCTTGCCGATGACGCTGGCGACCTTGGCAGGGTCCATCGCGGTCTGGTCGTTCATCCCCATTGCGATGAGGATGGCGTCAGCGCCGGTCGAGGTGCCCGCGGTGACGTTCTGCGGATAGGTGAGCCAGGCCGCGCCGTGGTCGGTGTACCAATAGTCGAACCCGCTTGGGATGCCGTCGAGCGTGGTCCAGGTCTGCGAGCCGATGCCGAAATTGACCACGACGATCGGCGCGGAGGCGCCGAACGCAGCGATCAGGCCGGCGCGCAGGAAGTCGGTCAGTCCGTCGCCGGCGGTGGTGGACGAAGTGGCAACCGAGGTGCTGTCGCCGATGATGGCGAAGATCGCCGGGGCGCCTGCCGTGGCGTTGCGCACCCGCGCATTGAAGTTCTTCAGGAACGGCGCGAGCGAACCGACTGGCAGCGTCTTCATGCTGGAAGTTAGCGGGATGACCTGCTTGCGGTAGGCGCCGGTCAGGCGGCCCGGCCCGACGAAGATCACATTGGACACGTAAAGCAGCGTGGGCGCGTAGATGTTGGCGGTAGCGGGGAAGAACAGGAAGCGCCCACCGGCGGCGGCAATGGCGTCGTGCGCCGTCTTGACGATGGCGCTGTCGTCGGTCACGCCATCGTTGGCCGGTCCCCAATCGAGAATGTTTGGGTATTCGGAGAAGCGGACCGCGGCGCTGCGTGCTGCGGTCGTGCCTGCGGCCACCACCGATGCCAGCGATGCGTCGCCGACCGGCCCCTGGATGCCTTGGATACCCTGCGGACCCTGGAGGCCGCGCCAGTCGTCGCCGGACGGATCGGGCGGCACCGAGGGCGGCGGCAGGTAGCCGCTGAAGGTCAGGCTGTCGGGCATCAGACGTGCTCCACGATGACGCTGCGCGCGGTGTAGGCGCCGCCGGTAAGCGCTATGCGGCTCATGTGGCAAACAGGAATTTAGTTGGATCGTAGGGCGTGCCGCTATATGTGCCCAGGTCATCGACCCATATTTCAGCGATTGGTGACGGTCCTATGCTGGCGCCTACCAGCCCGACAGCCGAAACATAAGTCTGATTGGAACTGCCGCGCGTGTTTCCCGCATAGGTTCCCACAACGACACCATCGATGGTCAGCTTCAATGTGCCGGCAACGGCCCGAACAATCTCAAACAATATATGATGCCATACGTTATTGGTGATTGCGTAAGTGAAAGCCGAACCACCGCCCGGCAACACCACCGAGCCGTTGCCGGATGAAACGCCTGCGGGTTTCAATGCGATCCCATTGTCGGTGAGCCCGGTGTCGTAAAACTTGACAAATGCGTTCGTGGAGCTGGAGCTATTCACGTTCAGCCAAAAGTCGGCATAGAACGGTGGTCCCACGTTGCTGCCAAGCGCTCGAACTGCATTGGATGCTGACCCGCCGGCGCCGAGCATGGCCGACTTTGTGCCGCCATGCGCTACGGTGCTCGAAATCGGCGTGTTGGTGATGCTGGTCCACGGCGCGGAAATTGGTGAAGCGTAACTCTCAAAATTATCGCTCCATATCAGCGTGCCCATTAGACGCTGAATCCATGATTAATCGCCGCCACTGCCCAATGCGTCCCGTCAACGCAGATCAGTTGCAGCAGATCGCGCGCGTTCGCTGTCGCTGTCGCCGTGTAGCTGGTGATTTCCAGGCCAAACGCAAACGTGGTTCCGAGCGTCACGACATGGGCGGTGGCGCCCTGTTTCAGCTCCATGCGCAGGCGCTGGCCAAGGTAGCCGGGGGAGCACTGCAGCGTAGTGTCCACGGTGCCCATGTTCACGAGGCAGGACTGAATGCCGGCCGGGTTGATCGTGCCGGTCGCGGTCGCGGCAATGGTGCCCTGTGTATCGGCGCTGATCGTGCCGGAGTTGATCGCCAACCCGTTGCCGAGCGCGGTGACCGTGCCACCGTTCCAATCGGCTAGCAACGTGCCCGCGCTGGTGATCGTCCCGGCGTGCAAGCCAGCACCGGAGATAACGGACGTAACCGAGCCAGTACCGGGCGCACTCGCCGATAACGTGCCGCCGGATGACAGCGTGATGTTGGACCCAATGGCGATCGCCGATGGCACAGCGGCGCCCGTGCCGGGATTGCCGAACAGCGAGGCCGCGGCGATGGTGCCCAGCGATACGGTGCCGGTCGTGGCGATCGTGCCGCCGGCAAGTCCCGCGCCGGCCACCACGGACGTTACAGAGCCGCCCGAGCCGGTTGCCGATAGAGTGCCCCCGGCCAGCGATACGCCGGTACCCAGCGCGGCCACAGTGCCGCCGTTCCAGTCCGCAAGTAACGTCCCGGCGCTGGTGATCGTCCCGGCATGAAGTCCGGCCCCCGCGACAACCGATGTTACGCCATCGGGCGCCGAGGTCAGCGTGCCGGCAGATAGCGTGACGCCCGAACCGATCGTCGTGACGGTGCCGGCGTTCCACACGTTCGTGTTCGTATCGGTGGCAACCAGCGTGCCGCTGCTGTTGGTCAGGTTGGCACCTAGCGCGGTGATTGTGCCGGCTGACCACTCCTGCGCTGTGAGGAACCCGGTCGCGTCCAGCGTGCCCGTGGCGAGGCTCAGATGCGTGCCCAGGGCAGCGACGGTGCCGACGTTCCATACGGTCGTGCCATCGGCACCCGCCGCTCCAGTGGCACCCGTGGCCCCGGTATCGCCCTTGTCTCCCTTGGCGCCGGTCGCGCCCGTAGGGCCAGGAACGGTGCTGGCAGCACCCGTAGGCCCAGCCGGACCAGTCGGCCCGCCGTAGCCGGCGTAGCGCAGCAACTCCGGTGCCGGTCCCGGCGCTTCAGGAACGCCATACCCCGCATACCGCGCCATCAGTAATACACCGCTCGCACGGTCTCGCCGGAACTCGGCAGCGCGATGATCTGCGCCAGCGTGCGCAGCGCCTGCGCGTCGTCGCGCGGGTTCGCCGGCTTGTCGAACAGCGGTGCCAGCTGGTTCGCCGCCAGCACTTCCATCGGACCCTCGGCCGCGGCCGGTATGTCGAACACGGACCATCGCGCGAGCCCGCGCGCCGCTAGATCGTCATGCACCGACTGCACCGCCTCGGTGGCGAGATCGGGCGAACTGAGCACCAGCGCCATGCGCCGCACGCGGCCCTCCAGCATGCCCACCATCGCCGGGTCGGCCGCCTTGCCGAAGCTGGTGGCCATGAACAGCGCGGCCAGCTTGGTGTATTCCTCCGAGACGGCGCTGGGGATGCCGGTGTCCGGCCACCAGACCAGCGCCTGGCTCGCCAGCGACGCCTGCACGGCGGCCACCTTGTCGAGCGCCAGCGCCTGATCGGCGGGGGCCGGCGTCTCGTCCGCGGCGATCACGCCCAACTCCACCAGCGCGCGCGTGGCGATGGTGGCGGGCGCGATCTGCGCCGTCAGCGCCGGGCGGTCGGCCACGGGGATGATGGCCACGCCGAGCCGGCGCAGCGCGCGTTCGCCCAATGTGGCAATGGTGACGGTCATGTGCGGTATCCGCGGCGCGCGTATGCCGCCTGCAGAAGCTGGTTCATCTGTTGCGGAGCGTCGCCCATCATCCCTTTGGCCGTGTAGTAATCATTCGGCAGTTCCAGCGCCGTCGATCCGTAGTTGTCACGCACCGCTGGGATCAACCCGGTGTAGGTGCCTGGCGGGTTGTGCATCGGAATGGTGCCTGCTTGCCCGAAGCTGTAGCCGGACGGGTCCGCCATATCCGGCGTGCGCTGCCATGTGTCAGCCATGCGTGGGTTGCCCGTGTCCTGGCCCGGCAGCATCAGCCGCACATCCGGCTCACGCTGCTGGAAATAGCGTTGCAGCCCCTGCGGTCCCTGCATCTGGAGATTGGTCGGCCCCGGCGTGAACGTGTCCGGCTGACCGTCGCCACCGCCCCAGGTGCCGCCCATGAAGCCCTCGCGCCCGTGATACTGCGACTGATCGCTGAACGTCGGATGATTCGGCTTCTTGAAGGTGTCCGGCAGGTGGCCGTTCGGTGCGGTTGCCGCGCCAGACTTCCAAGCCCCGCGCAGATCGTAGTCGTAGGTATCACGCGCCCGGTTGTTGGCCTGCGCCCATTGCTGGAACTGCTGCTCCTCGGCCGGCGACAGCTGCGTATTGTAGCGGTCGGTAAAGTCGTTCTGATCGACCCCGCCACCAGGTATGAGCTGATTGAGCGTCGGCACGATGGGATACCGCTGATAGGGATTAGCCCCCGGTTCCACTGGCGAGAGCGCCAACTGGTTCCAGGGGCTATCAGCCATCAGTCCTTCCCCGCCCGGTCCAGCACCGTCTTGCGGGCAGCCTCGATGGACGCGGCCTCGGCCTCTGCGTTGGCCTCGACCTGCGCCGCCATGCGCGCGTACGCCTGATCGCGCGCCATCGTGTTCTCCTCGATGGAACGGAACAGCAAGCCGCGCGTGGCCAGCTCGGCGATCTCCTCGTCAGTCTTCGGCGGCACGGCCTCCGCCTTGGGCTGCACGACCGGACGCTGCGGCTGCGGTGTTGGTTGCCTGGTGTCGCTCATCATGCATCTCCAACCGCTGTAGTGAAGATCGTATATACACCTGCGTCTACAGGCTTGGTTGTGTCTACAGTGGCGTCTGTGCCGAAGCGCAGCTTTTCACAACCCCGGATTTCCATGACCCCGACGCCATGCTGCCAGCCATAGTCCCGTACGTTGGTAATGGCTTTTGTCCTTTGAGCCCACGCAAGGCCAACCGATTGAGCACCACACAGGTAGCTGCGGGCGCAATCGAGCGTCGCATGAGCATTGGCAGTACCAGCGGTAAGCACAGGAAGCTCAGGTATTTCTCTCACAATGCAGCCGTCCCATAAAAGGTCGCCGGAGGTGAATAGCGGATTGTCAGCGCCGCGGTTCCACGCATATTCCTGCGCTGCGATGATCGTGGCGTCCTTCCTGAAGTCACGGAACACGAGCGACGGCATAAAGCAGACGAACCACTCCTCGTCGTTGTTCACCTTGATTGGCCGGATGTGCGGCGATGCGGTGCGTGCGCGACGCTTGGCCAGGCTGAGCGTGGCCGCGGTCATCAGATCGGCCGTGTTGTCCAGCGTGGCAATGGACGTGGAAAAGTCGCTCGAGACGCTGTTGGCCACGGCGGCACCGAACAGCACGCGATCGAGGTTGTTGGTGAGCCAGGTGTCCATCTGCGCATTGGACGCCGCGGCGAACGTCGCCGACGTGCTGCCGTCGATGGTGATCGAGCCGAGCGCGCCGATGATGTCGGTGCGCAGCTTCTCCAGCGCCCAGTTCATCAGTGCATCGCGGCCTGCCTGCAGAATGTCGATGACGCTTTTCTGCTCGTCCCAGTCGGTCACTGACACCGCATGACGCAGCGGCGCGACGGTGACCTTCAGCGAGCGGGCGTCGAGCGCTTCTTCGTGGCCTTCCAGTGTGCCGGTGGTGACGCCGGCGCCGGTGAGGCGGCGAACAGTGGGGAAGACGACGCTGTCGCCTGGCTTCCTCGTCAGATCGTCCTTCAGCTGGATCATCGAGCTGGCCGACGTGCCGAAGTAGCGGGCGAACTGGTTGCTCCTAATGTACTCCTCGAAGAAGTCGGAACTCCATTGAGTCGGGGTGAGACCGCTGCGTGCTGCGGTCGTCACCATATCCAAGGTGGCGGTCATGTTTGGTGGTTCCCGTGTCGGGGTTGATGGGGATCGGATTGGGTCGGCAACGCCCGATCACCCCGGCGACGGGTTCCCGCAGTTGGTGGTGGCCTGCGGTGGCCACAGCGCCCGTTAGCAGCCCGGCGACGGCTCACGCACGGCACGAAACGCCCGAATCAAGCCCGGCGACGGCTATGCTCGCGAGCCGCTATCTGCGGCGGTCGGCGAGAATCTGGTCCAAGGGCCGCTCACCGCTCCATTGCGGCGCGGACCGTGGTGCGACGCTGCGCGCGGTGGCGAGCGAGCGCGGCTGTCCGGCGGCCGGCGATACTGGCGGCTGCTGCTGCACCGGCAGCGCGGCGCGGAGTTCCGCCTCCAGCTCGGCACGCACCTTGGCGCGGTAGGCGTCGGGATCGGACACCTCGTTCATCAGCCGCATCCTTTCCACTTCCCTCTGCATCCAACCATAGGGATTGGGCTGCGAATACAGCTTGCCATAGAGCGACGGATCAGCCTCGGCTGCGCGCTTGAACTCGCTCACATACTCATTGACCTTCTCGGGGCCGATCTTCTCGCGCAGGAACATCTCGGAAGTGTTCAGCTGCATATTGAGCGCCCTTGCCTCATTGCGTTGCTCCAAAGCCACCAGATAGCCTTGTAGGTCGGTGTTTGGGTCCGGCATTGGCCGCTGCTGATATTGCGGTTGCTGCGCGGGCGCAGGCTGCGGCCGCCGCGCCTCCTCCATCTGCCGGCGCAGCTCGGCCAGCTCGCCCTCGGCACGTGCCGCCTTCTCTTTCCAGTCCTGCCGGCGCTTGCGTTCGGCCTCATAGGCAGAGCGCGGAATGATCGGCTCGCCCTCGCGCGGCTCCGGCGGGTCGGTGTCGTCCTCCGCTGTCGCAGGCGCGGGCGTTACCGCAGGCGCTGGCGCTTCCGGTGCCGCAGCAGCGGAATCGGCCGCGGGCTCCGACGCTGGCGTCTCGGCAGCCTCGGGGGCGCCTCCCTTCAGGAAGGCGTCGATCTGTTCGTTCGCAGCCATGTGGTGTCCCTTATCCGGCCGATACCGTCACGATGCCCTTGTTCGACCAAAGGCGGCCGGCGACAGTCGGGTCAACGGTGCCGAGATTGGCGATGGTGACCGAGGCGTTGCTGAGCACAGCGGCCCCGGTCGCGGTCAATGTCGTTGCAGCAACGGCGCCCGCAGTCACGCTGCCCATTGTCGTCGTGGTGGCGGCGACCGCTGTTGCGTCCAGCGCATCGAGCGCGGCGGCGCGGGCGATCTCCTGCGCGGTGGCGAACGGGGCGAGACTACGTGCCATTGGACGGCTCCTGCGGCTGGTTCATCTGGTGGTGCATCATGTGCGTGGATGCAATTGTATTTACCGCCTTGTGCGGTTCGTGCCCGGCCTGCATGGCGGCGTGTGCGGCCTTGGCATTGGTCAGTGCGTTCTGCGCGTGCTTGCCCTGCAGGTCCGCCATCTGATGGGCCGCCATCATCTCTGGTGACATCTCGGGCGCGTCCATCTGTGACGGCACATCGGGCGCAACGTGAGGCTGCCCATACGGCGGGGCGGAGAACTGCGCATGCACGTCATGCACCCCGCGCACCGCGTTGACCTGCCGTTCCTTGGCCAGCGCTGCGGCAGCCGCCGCCTCGCCTTGCAGCTTCTGCACCTGCGCCGTGGCGTGCGCGGCCATCAGCGGCGCCTGCTGCGCCTGCTGCTGCTGCTGTTGCTCCTGGTGTGCCTTCATGCGCGCCAGCAAGTCGCCCTTGTCCTTCAGGCTCGACGCCGCAATCAGCACGTCACCAGGGATCAGGCCCGGCTGCATCGAGGCGAGCTGCACCAGCGTCTGGAACGTCTCGGCCTGCATCGCCGGCAGGTCGGTGCCTTCCTCGACGGATATATCAACATCGAGGTCGGTGATGTCGTTCTCGACGCGCACGATCTGCTGTAGCCGCGGATCACCGGGCACCAGCTGCATGCGCTGCATCACCATCGCGCGCTGCGCGTCCGGCATCTGCGCCAGCTCGTCCATCAGACGCACCGGCGTGTTGATGCCGACCCAGCGTGTCTCATCGAGGCTGTCGGTGACACGTACCCAACGGCCGGCAGTCCAGAATTCCCTCGCCGCCATCCAGGCGACCTCGTAGACGCGCCGTGACCACCAGCGCAGGCTGTCGGCCAGCGGCTCGTTCGACACCGCCCCGCCCGCCTGCTGCGCGAGGATCGCGCGTCCCGACAGCTCGCGTTGGTCGGTGCCGCTCATCGCCGCATTGGGACCGGACAGCTGCATTTCCTGCGTCGCATGCTGCAGCAGCTGGAACTGGCCTGCGGCGAGTTCGCCACCGGGGCTGATCTCGAACTTCATGCCGGGCATAATCTCGATGTAACCGTCCGGCCTCGCGACCTCGCGCCGTGCCTTGTCGACATCGGACACGGCGCCCTGCTCGGCAATCACCTGATGCACGGACAGCAAATGCAACGCCTTGGAGCGTCGTTTGTTTATTTCATCCTGCATGCTTATCAAATTTCTGACCATGCCGTAACGCGCATTCTCGCGGTCGATGTAGGCCGACTGCAGGATCAGCGAGCACGCGCTCCGGCCGCGGCGGTCCTTGAATTTGGATCGCGTTGGTTCCTCGACAAAGCCCTGTTTGGTGTACGTTGCCGTCCACCACTGGCCGCCATCCGACCAGTGGCATTGCACAACGCGCGTGCGCTGGCGGCGATTGTCCGTCCAGATCACGCTGTCCGGCCGGTCATTGTAAGTGCCGTAGGTGGTGGTGCTGAAGGTGTTCTCGATCACGTCTGGATCGGCGTCGGGATACATCTCCTCCAGCTGGTCGCGGTCCATCCAGATCACGACGCCGAGATAGCGTGCATCGGAGAAGTCGGCGCTCATGCTGTGCGGATCGTGCCAGATGCGCGACCAGGGAACGTGCGTCAGCGTGACATCTGCGCCGCCCTTGCCATCGTCGGCCAGGCCGATCTCAATGCCGCCGTAGCCTTCGACCAGCATCTCCTCGTACACGGATGAGCGGGTGATGCTGAACGAGTTGTCGTCAGCGATGAAACGCAATGCCTGCGTGGCGGCGTCGGCGCGTTCCTCTTCCTGCGGTGTTCTCGGAAATGCCTTCGGGTCGGTGCGCGCCTTGCGTTCGAGGCCGCAGAGCAGCGACACCTTCTCGCGTATCTTGTTGATGGTGATGTCAGGCTGGCCGCGCTTGCGCAGTGCCTCGCGTTCTTCCTTGGTCCACTGCACGCCGTTCAAGTAGTCGCGGTCGTTTTCGGACAGCGCGCGGGAGCCGTAGCTTGCGCGCTCGGCTTCCTCGAACCAGTCGATGAGGCGCGTGAGCAGATCGCCGCTGTTCTCCGGCTGGTCGCGCGCGTTATCCTGCGCGGCCGGGGTGAGCGAACGCTGTGGCGATTGCGCGATGATGGTGAGGGCTTGGGACATGATGGATGAGTTCAGATGCCAAAAGTGCGGTGACACGTTTCGGAGCAGCCGCAGCAACGAAGCGGCTTATGCCGAGGCAGAGCGCATCTATCCTGGCCACCCGATCGAACGGGATGGCAGCGGGTTTCTATGCGATGTCTGTTATCAGTCGTATCTGCGCTGGCTCAGGCGGTTCGATCCTGACGCCTGGAGACGCGCGACGGCACACTGAGATGGTCCGGGAAAGGCCCTGCGCTGTGTGTGCGCAGGGTTAGGTTGGTAGGGGGAGGAAACAGCCGATCCTTGCCCGGAGGCGTTCGGCAAAGACGCAAGACCACGCGGCGACCAGAGGTTCGCGGCGTGCCGGTTGGGGAGGTGGTGCTAGGAGACGTTGCCCGGAATATGCTGGCCGCACACTCGCCGCGTGGTCTTGCGTCTTTGCCGCTTCAATGAGGTCCGAGCAACGTCAGCCGTCATTTAGCCGCACCCTTGGCTGTGCGGCAACTGCGGCGTCCATCGCGCCGCGGAACCACGTCGCGAGCAACTCACGCCAGCAATCGGCGCGATCAGGTGGCGACACCTGTGCTGGATACTGCTGCACGAACGCCTCGGCCCATCGCTCGGGATCGGCGCCGACCGCGCGCTGGAACTGCGCGCCGCTCATCGTGGTGTAGTCGGGCGTCTCGTCAGTCATCGCGCTTCACCATTCCCGCCATGAGCGAACGGCGGGCATAGTCCAGAAAGAACTCAGTAGACCATTCAGTCGTGGCAGCGGACAATTCCGCGCGCTGTCTGTCGATCGTTTCCTTGTTGTCCAAATACCACTGACGCTCGCGCTCGCGCTCCTCGCGCAGATCCTGCCGCCGCAGATCACGCGGGCTTGGCGGAATGTGCCGCTTAGCCTCGATGATCCGGCGCATGGCACGGCGGTATTGCTTCAGCGCAGCGGCATATTCCCGTTGTGCGTCAGCTTCGCTCACGCCACCCTCCAGTCGTCCGCCGTGCCGCGCGTCGCCGCCTCGAACGCGCGCTGCCAGCTGTCAACGGGTTTCACCGGCACCAGATCACGCACGAACGGCCGCGACATGCAGGCATAGCGGGCACTGTCAGGCGCGTGGTCCTCCATGTCGCTGTCCACATCCTCCGGTCGCGCGTCGTCATGCTGCAATGCCGGCAGAGTGCGGATCAAGTCACGCGAGGTGCTGAACAGCAGCAGCATCGGCCGCCCGTCAGCGTCACCATCGAGCCGCGCCCGCACCTGGTCCCAACCGCCCATCGCGCCGCGCGCCGGCACCCGCTTGTTGTCGGCCGGACGGAAGATCACACCCTGCCCGATCATGCGCTGCGCAATGCTTGGCCCGCCATCCTCGGCGAACATCGCCGGATCGGCCACGCCGATCATGGGCTGCGGATCGTCGCGCTCACGGTCACGGATGCCTTGCGCGATGGCCTCGGCGGTCATGCGCAGGCCCACGTTCGGCTCGCCCGGCTTCATGCCATACCACTCGCGATAGTTGACCAGCGCACCGCGGGCGATGTCATGCAGCGATCCGTCCGATACCGCCCACCAATGGCAGGCGAAGGGTCGGGCGCTGCCCCAATCGAAGCTGCGGAACCGCGGCCAGTGCTCAGGCAGCGCGCGCGGCGTGATGACGTGGCGGTCGGTGCTGAACTCGGGGAAGAACGCACCGGAGACAACGGACCAGTCGCCCTCCAGCCACGCACGCACCAGCTCAGGTGAGCCGGACGCCTTGAGGCGCTGCACGTAGTCGGGGCCGAGATAGGCGTTGTCGGCGACACGCGACGGAATGTAGATGCGTTCGAGGCCGGTCGGGTCACGGATGATCTTCCAGCCGAGCGGCGCCGGGTCGATATAGCGCGCGCGCAGCCATTGATGCCCTGGTCCGCCAGGATTGCCGGTCAGCCGCATGCCCACCGGCACACCTGCACCACTGCGCAGCGTCGCCTGCAGCTTCAGGATCGGCGTGGGCGAAGGGAATGTGCCCGCCTCCTCGATGTAGATACGCGTGTAGCTGTGCCCCTGGTATTGGTCGGCGTCGGCGTCGCGCTCCAGGTAGGCGAACGTGAGGCGCGCGCCGTTCGGCATGGTGACGCGCAGCGGGTTCAAGGTGAACTGGCCTCCCACCTGCGAGTAGATGACGCGGCCACGCTCGAACAGTTCCAGCAGCTCGGTGCGCGTGCGCCGTACCATCAGGCCGATGGCGTTGGCGCCGTAGCGTTGCGCGTGGCTGCCCCATTCGCCAAGCACCGCATCGCTCTTGCCGCCACCGCGTGCGCCGCCGAAGAACACCTCGTAGACTGGGCAGTCGAGGAAGGAGCTTTGCGGGCCAGGCAGCGGCGCCCAGGCCGAGGCTACCTCTCGTCGTCGCTCTGGTCGTGCTCGATCTGCTGCGGGTCGGGTGCGTGCTGCCTTAGCCATTCATGCGTGCTGTCGATCGGTGTCGGGACGAAGATGGCGAACGGCTGCGCGCCTTCCTGCTGCACAACGTCGGTGCCCTTCCAGCCCATGCGCGCCTTGGTCCACCAGATCTGCGCCGCCACGTTGTCGTTCTTCGTGGCGTTGCGGTAGAGCGATTCGACCACGCGGGCGTCGGCCTCGGTGGCGCCGATGTCGAGCTCGCGGCGGTAGTGCGCGCGGAGCGTCTTGCCGTCGAGCTGGAGGACGCGGCCGATGCGCTCCTGGGTGATGCCGTAGCCGGTCATCGTCAGCACGGTGCGCGCGGTCTGCTCGTCACGGACGTATTTGGGGAAACGAGACAATGCCTTGACTTCCTTGGCGTCAGGATGGCGATCCGCGCCTATCTGGGCGCTTTCGGTTCGTCACTCCGACGACTGCCGATGGCGGAACTTGTCGGAAAATGCCTCTAACTCTGCGTTAATGCCGCTTCCGTCCGATAAGTGGCGTTTCCGGTCGTGACGGCGCCAAACGGCACTCCCTCGGCGTTGGTTGCGGTCTGGCCGGTGAAGGCTTGCCACCTGAGCACTGCGACATCGCAGTATTGCGGGCTGATCTCGATGGCGTGGCAGGCGCGGCCGGTCATCTCGGCGGCGATGATGGTAGTGCCGGAGCCGACGAACGGATCGTAGACCGCCTGGCCGGGAGAGGAGTTGTTCTCGATCGGGCGCTTCATGCACTCGACCGGCTTCTGCGTGCTGTGGCCGGTCCGGTGATCTTCCGCCTTCAATGTACCGCCTTGGAACGTGCCATTGGCGATCTGCCAGACTGTTCCTTCCTTGCGGCTGCCTGACCAATGACCCACGCCTTTGACAGCGTACCAGCACGGCTCGTGCTGCGGATGATAGTGGCCGCGGGAGATAGCATAGTGCGGTTTGCTCCAGATAATCTGCGCGCGAATTTCATAACCGCAGGCAATCAGGCTTTCCGCAACTGTGTGCCCCAACGTTCCGCTATGCCACACGTAAGCCACTTCCCCAGGAAACAGCACCCACGCCTCTGACCAGTCTGCGCGCCCGTCATTTTCGAACTTGCCAAGCGAACGCTTCACAGTATCCAAGCTCTTGCGCCAGCTTGCATCGTAATCCACCCCATAAGGCGGATCAGTGACCATCAGATGCGGCCTCACGCCGCCCAGCGCGAGCGACACGTCGACCTCGCTCGTGGCGTCGCCGCAGACCAGCCGGTGCCGCCCCAGCAGCCACACATCGCCCGCCCGCGTGATCGGCTCGGGCGGCGGCTCGGGCACCGCGTCGGGATCGGTGAGGCCGTCCGTGCGGTCGGCGAACAGCGACGCCAGTTCGTCCTCACCGAAGCCGGTCAGCGCCAGATCGAACGCATCGGTGCGCAGCGCCTCGAGCTCGGTGCGCAGCAGCCCGTCGTCCCAGCCGCTGTTCAGGGCCAGCTTGTTGTCGGCGAGGCGCAGCGCGCGCTTCTGGGCGTCGGACAGGCCCTCGATGACGATGGCGGGCACTTCGGCCATGCCGAGCTGCTGGGCGGCGGCTAGGCGGCCGTGACCGGCGATCAGCATGTCCGCTTCGTCCACGATCAGCGGGTTGGTCCAGCCCCATTCGCGCACGGATGCAGCAATTTGTGCTACCTGAGCGGCCGAATGGGTGCGTGCGTTAGAAGGATATTCTCTGATTTGACCTATCGGGAGTAATTTGTTTTCTGGGAACATTGCGCTTATGGTGGGTAATAATGTTACTCGGCGTTGCGTGGCGCGAGTGAGGTGAGCGGCACGCTGACCTCCCGCATCTGTCCGAACAGCAGCAGGCCGACGGTGGCGGTGAGGCGGTTGACCGATAGCACCACCCCCTCATGCCCCTTCAGGCTACCGTTTGCGAGCGCACAGGGCGTTCCTGGCGGCCATTGAGAGGGGGGGTCGGTAGGGGGATATAGGCGGGATGCCGCACTGGCCTCCAGCGTGCTTACAATCCCGTCTCGCAGTATATACGGATTTCCGGCGCTCATCAGCAGCCTGCGAACGCCGAGGGTGTGGGCGATGGGCGACCAGTGCGGCGATCGTATGCACACGAACAAGTAGCTCGTGAAAAGTGGCGCCTCGACCTGGCGGGTGAGTGTGCGCAGCACGGGATCGCGTCGGGTGACGGTGTGCAGCGGGAGGTAGACTTCGTAGCCCTGATTGCGGAGCTGGTCGCGCGCCCATCGCTCGGCCTGCGGATGCGTCTGGCAGACGGCCCAGCCAGTACGGCTACCGCACCGGATGCGGTCGGGGTCCGGTTGCGCGTGTCGGTTCATATGCACGCGAACGATCTGGGTGTCAACCGTTGCGAGGGCGGCGCTCATGTCAGCGTCTCGGCGGCACGGGCGCGGATGCGGTCGGCCACGCCGTTCGCCACGGCCACACGGTTTTCCTCGGGAGCAGACGCCAAGGCGGCAATGATCGCCTCGATCAGCACCTCGATGATCACGGCGTGCTGCTCATGGCGCATGGCGGCATCGATCCGGCGGGCGAACCGACTGGCAGCGCGTCCATGCGGATCGCACAGGGCCAGCGCCTCATCGAGCATCGGGACCGCGCCACTCACTGGCGCGTCTCCAGGCTGTCGGAGACGGCGGCGGCGATGGTGGCCCAGGCACCGAGGGCGAGCTGCGCGCGGTCGAGCTGGCCGGGCACGGCGCAGAGCTCGTCGATGATGGCGCGGGTGAGCGTGACCAGCGCATCGGACGGCTCGGGGTCGCCAGGTGACGGGACGGCATGCGTCAGGTGCAGGGTCATGCGGTGCAACCTGTGGTTATACCGATCAGCGCCCCAGCCGTGCCCCGACTTTGTGCCCCAGGTTCCCCACGATCCTCCGCGTAGCCGGAGAAGATGGGGCACGCTTTGGACGTGCCCCAACTTCCTCCGTAGGAGGATCGGAAAACATGTTGGGGCGCCCCATGTTCCGCCCCATCTTTCGCCCCAAGTCTATTATCCGTCATCCTCGCCATCCTGCCACTTATAGTTGAGTGGATGTCCGTCCTTCGAGCGCAGCCCAGCCCGCCAATCGCGCTTACCGGACCGCCACCACTTGCCGCGGATGATCTGGCCGGAGTTCATCAGGCTGCGCAGCACGCGCCGCTGCACCGCAGCAGTGGCGATGCCGGCCGCCTCCAGCACGCGGCTCAGCGAGCGATCGGTGTTGCCGAGCTGCGGCGAATAGGGTCCGCCATCTGTGCCCCGCTCGACGGCGGCGATGATGGTCGCGGTCTGCTCACCGTTGATGCGGGCGGTCGGTGGCTGCCACGGCTCGCACCGCACCACCTCCTCACCACCCACCGCCACGGCATGCCGCTGGAACCATTCGCTCTCCTCGGGGGCCGAATAGTTCAGCTTTGAGGCCACTGAGCCGAGCCGGAAGTAATAGCCGCGGCGGTCCAGCTCGATGCCCATGTCCTCCGCCTGGGCAACGGTCATCTTCTTGACCGCCAGCTCGAAGCGAACGGCGTTCACGATGTCCGTGCCGCCGCGGACGTTGTTCTGATCGCTGCTGTCATCGTCGCCGCCCGCCTTGTTGTCGTGGTGCATGGGCACCACGGCCGCATTGAAGCGCTGGGCAAGGCCGTTACGCATGAGCACCATGACACGCCGCATCATAATGTTGTCGGCCTCGGGCACCGCATTTACCGCCACGAGCGGATCGAGGAAGATCGCATCCGGCTCGATACGCCCGCAGGCGAGCCCGAACGTTTCCCAGCAGTCGGTCACGCCCACGGCGCCGTTATCGTCCAGGGCAAACATGGTCGCATCGCTGCGCGGCCCCATGCAGACCCGATGCAGCCATCCCACGAGGTCAACCGGAGAGGCACCGAAGTAGGCCAGCGCGGCACTGATCCGCCGGCGCTGTTCGTCGGCGTTGTCCTCGAAGTTGGTAAGGACCACGCGGGCACGCTGCACCGGCTCAAGCCGCCCGAATGCCCGGCCGAGGGCAAGGGCGATGGCCCATGCGATGGCGAGCTGCGACTTGCCGCCGCCGCCTGGTCCGTGTGGCAGGGTGAGCTGGCCGCGCATGAGATAGGGCGGCGCGAGCCACGGCCGGCGCGGGAGGTGGTCTGGCTCCCACGCGGCATCGCTGATCGAGAAGAACTCGGCAATTCGCTTGTGTTCAGCGACCCGTTTGGCGATTTCCTCGGCCTGTTCGGCGACACGCTCGTTCCAGCATTCACGCAGGATCGGGATATGACGGGGATTGAGACCATCCTCGAAGCGGGCGAGCAGGATCGCATCTTCCAGCGATAGCTGGTGCTGCTGGAACAGCCGCACGCATGCCATGACACGCTTGCGGTGGTTGGTCGTCGGCTCCAGCCAGAACCGACCGTGGATGATGGCGCGCAAGGGGTCGGAGAGGCCGTCCCAAAATCCGGTAAGGTGGTCGGGGAACATGCCATTGCTGCCATCCATGTCATCGGCATCCCCCGATGAGGTCGGCGAGCTGTTCCATTGCTCGGGCCGTTGCCGTGATCTCTTGCCGGAAATCCTGATGCGCGCTGGTACGGACTTCATCGTGCCACGCTGCCAGCATCCGCTGACGTGCCGCCTCGAAGCGACTGACGCATGGTGCCCCCTTGTCGTCGGGGGGCGGTTGTGGCAGATAAGGCGCGTTCATAGGCTTCTGCCGCCGGGCCGCCCCCGGCTTGCACTATCCGCCTCGGTCTCCCAACCGGGGCGGTTTGCATTTTGCGGCCGAAAGCATGAGTCGTCCATACGTTCCCCCGCTATTGGTTGTCGTCGATCCGGCGCGTATAGTGCCGTGGCGCGCGCGGCCTCATTGAAGATCGTCAATCGCTGCGACCCGGTAGCCAGCTGGCGCCTCATCCGCGCGCGCCTCTAGCGTGTAGCCACCAGCCTCCACGTCGCGCTTGCCGGTGAGGATCAGGCGGAACCCGAACACATCCGTGAGTTCCCCCACCAGGCTGCCATCGGCACAGCGGTCGATGCGTCCGGTCCATGCCACGCCATCGTCGCTCATCGCGTCACCCGCCCCACGGCGGCGTCAGCGCCGGCACGGCCGCCCAGCGGCGCATCCGCCCGCTCGATCGCATCGCGCAGCCGGCCACGGTCACGCCCCGTCACCGTGCGGCGCTCCAGCTGGTCGATCACCACGTCGATCGGCCGCTGCACCTCGTCGGCCGGCGGGCCGCCCTCGATCGCGATGGAGCGCAGGTTCATTGGACGGCTCCCCGTAGCGGTACGCAGGCTTCTCTCAGGGCCTTTTCGCAATCTTCAAGACTGCGGATCAGCATCACGTCGGCGCCGCAGTAGATGAGCTTCTTGTGCATGGCCTTCTGCGCCTCTGACATCACGCCGCGGGCGCTCTTTAGCTCCAGGAAGATGCAACGGCCCCGAAAGCAGATTCCAATATCGGGAATCCCGCTGACGACACCTAAGCCTTTCATGCGCGCCGCCTCACGCGGGCTGCGCTTGCCGCCGTTCGGGATCGCCCACGCCATTGCATCATGCGGCAGCGCCCAGCGCAGGAAGGTGATCACCGCATGCTGCAGGTCGTCCTCATCGTGGCGCCGCCGCGCGATCTGCCGGCCGATCACCGACGACGTGACCACACCGCCGATCATGCCGTGTAAGCCGACTGGCCGCCACAGTCGGGGCACACTGCATCGTAGCCGGAGCCTCGGGTGGCAAAGCCAGTATCGCCGCATGTGCTGCAGTGCCGCTCGCCCCATCCAAGTAGCGGCGCGTCATCGTTTATCCGATGCACAGCCTGCTCAGCATAACCAGCGTTAAGCTCGATCAGCTCAGCGTTGCGTCGCAGCCGATGAGCAACAAGTCCTGTCGTGCCAACACCAGAGAACGGGTCGAGCACGGTATCACCAACACGGGAACCAGCGAGAATACAACGCCGCGCCACTTCTGGCGGCATTGTCGCGAAGTGGATACCAGCTCCTCCAGCCTGGGTCGGGATCGTCCAGATATTCCGCCCGTTCCGGGTGGAACCATCCGCCAACCGTTCTGTCAAAGCCTCTGCGTCGAAGAAGTAACTTCCTGACTTCGACAGCAGAAATACCATTTCATAGGATGATGTCGGCCGGTCGCGAACACGCTCCACCATAGGATTCGGCTTCGCCCAGACAATCGGCGACCGAAGCCACCAGCCATCATCACGCAAGGCAAATGCAAGCATCCACGGAATGCCGATCAGGTCTTTGTCCTTCAGACCTGGGAGTCTTTTCCCGCGATTGGCGCGAGCGAAGGTCTCTGTACCATCGCGGCTGCCCCCCCTGTGGACGCTGTTGGTGGGAACACCGCCCCCAAGGTGGCTACGGAAGTTATGATAGCTATCGCCGATATTAAGCCAGAGTGTGCCATCATCGCGCAGTATGCGCCTCACCTCGCGGAAAACCGCCACCATACCGGCAACATAATCGGCGGGCGTTTCCTCAAGTCCCGCCTGTCGTCCATCCCCGTAATCGCGCAGGCCAAAGTAAGGCGGCGATGTCACGCAGCACTGGACGGTGGCAGTCTGAAAAGCGGGCAGCATCGCACGGCAATCGCCGGTGAGGACGTTAATCATGCGTCTGTCGCCTGAATGCCGAACAGCTCGCCCCAATGGCGCAGGCACCAGCAGCGCAGCGGCACCCCGCGCTGCAGCAGGAACCGATCGCGGATTTCCGCGCTGCCGGGGTCGAACACCACCGCCGGCTCGGTGCAGGCGTCACAGGTGCGCGTGCCGGTGTCCCCGCTCATGCCCAGCCTCCGCCCCGGTAGGGCTTCGCCCGCGCCGCCTCGCGCTTCGCCGCGGCAATCTCGCGCGCCAGTGTCGCCTTCGCCTCCGCCAGCATGTGCGGCGCCATCACCAGCGCCGGATGCCGACCGCGCGTCGCCTGCGCCGCCTGCAGCGCCGACTTCACCGCGCTCATCGTGCGGCCCAATGCCTTGGCGATCTGGCGGTGGGTGAAGCCCGCGCGCAGCATCCGCTTGGCCTCGCCCAGCTCGCGCCCGGTCCACGCGCGCCCGCTCAATGCCGCGCCTCCTCGCGATGGGCGCCGGCGCGCGGCACGTAGCACTTGCGCGCGTGCTTCGGGCAATAGGGCGAACCCGGCGTCGTTATCGGCCGCTCGCAGAACACCCATGGTCTGGAACTGGTCATGGGATAACAACAAGCGCCGAACACCGGCACAGCCGGCGGGCGCTGCCTGAGCGGCACCCACGGCCGCCGCGCGCGCTTCACGTACGGCACATACACCGTCTTGATGCCGTCGAGATGCCGCCGGCACATGCCCGCCACCTGGCCCTTGGTCCGCCCGATACGCGCGGCGATCGCCACGAACGACAGCCCCTCGTCGCGCATCTGCCGCAGCGCAGCAATCAGCTCGGCCGAGGGCGCGCGCGGATTCAACACGCCTCACGCAGCGATGGCAGCGGCGGCAGTGTCACCTTGCCCGCCCGTTCCACACGGACCACCACCTCACGCCGGCGCGGGTCGTCCAGGGCACGGATCACCGGGTCCTGCCGGCCAGGCAGTCCCAGCCGCCGCGCCCGCGCGATCACCGCGTTCTTGGTGGTGGAGAGCTGCAGCGCGATCTTCGGCGTGGACAGCCCCGAGGCCCAGAGCGTGCGCAGCACGGCCAGCCGCGCCTCGGGCCACACATCGGAGGCACCCCGCGGGCTCATGGGGCGGAGACTTCGGCAGGAACTGGCCGGGGCTGCCGTTTTTGCCGTCCCTCCGGCCTTGGGTAGCCGTTGTGGGCTACGCCGCGCAGCATCCGCCTCGTCGGCGGCACTTCGATCTCTTTCAGGCCGACATCGCCCAGCAATTCCGTTGAGAACCGGAACCAGTCGCCCCTGATGCGGAGGTGCAAAAATCGTCGCTGAACGGCTTGTTCCTCGGGCCTTCCGCCCTCGAACATCCGATACAGCTGCAGTGCTTCGTAGTGAGCAACCTGGAGCTCGATCAGCCGGCTCCGCGGCTCTTTGGCGTGGCCGATCTTGACCGGACCGCCTCGACCAGCGCGGATGAAATAGACGCTCATTCGGCCACCGCGCTGCTGACGGGCACGCGGATGTAGAGTTCCGGGCGCAACGCCTCGCGCGGTATCCCGGTAATCCGCTCCACCGCTATCAGATGCTCGGCCGGAACCCGCACCCACTTGCCGACTGCGGCCCTTGTGAGACCCAGCCCGCGGGCTACTTCCGCCACCATGCCCCGCCGCTCGCGGAGCAGCTCCATACCGCTGGCCATTGCCCGGATAAGGCTACGCGATGTAAACAGTATGGCCAAGCCCTAAATCGGCTGGCAACGTTTACTACCTGCGAAGCGTCGTAATGGTTTACATTCGAGGCATGATGATCGGCGAGCGGATTCGGGAGGCACGGCTCCGGGCCGGCCTCACAATACGGGCAATGGCAGAAGGACTGAACGTCAGCCCGGCCCTGGTGGCACACTGGGAAAGTGGCATCCGTCAGCCGGATACCAAGCGTCTCGCTGAAATCGCCGACCTCACATTTACCGATCAGTCGGTGCTGTTGCAGGACGACGACGGCAACCCGACCGAGCCGCCACTCCGGCAGCCGGACGAGATCGAGTTGGTAAGGATATACCGCCGCCTGTCAGAGCGGCAGCGACAGAATCTGCTGAAACTGGTTCGCGTATCCCTCAATGTGCGGCGAGAGATAGAGCATCAAAGCCAGCCAGCTTAACCTGGCCTCACTTTCTTCTGTAAACACCGCCCGGCCATAATCACCCTTCTGCTTGCAATCCATGTTTACCTTGGGTAGACTTTCAGAGGATTGAAGGGATGCCGTGCCGTGCATTGCTTAGCCTCCGTGTATCTATCCGATGTAGCGCAACCGCGCGCCGCCGTGGCGGACGATCTGGGCGAGTTCATTCCGCAAGCGAAAATCGTTAATGCTCGACTTGTGAGCGGCAGCGGTTTGTTCCTGCGCGATAGTTCCGCTCAGATGCAGCATTCGCGTCGGCTAAAGCGCGAAAAACGTGATCGGATTTGCCATGCCGAGGCGTCCGCCGCTGCCAGATCACCCGGATATTTCACGATCGCGCATCGGACGCCGGCCGGAACGCGCCGAACTGGCCCGCACACTGGCGAGACTTTTCGATCATCTGACGGAGCTGCTGGCCGACCCGGAGATTCCAGGCAAGGGGCGGAGCAAGCTGCGGCATGCCACGAAGCAGGTGCTGCAACTGATCGAACGGCTGCGGGTGCCCAATCATGTCACTAACGCTCCCGCCGTACGTCGCCCGCGTCGCCAGAAGCCGCGAAAGTCAGGCGATTGATCGCGACCAGCGCGACCTCGAAAGGCTCGATCGCATCCAGGCCATCCTCGTCCAGACCGCCATAGCGGTCGCCAAGGAAGCGTTCGAGCTGGAGCATCCATATCGCTGCTATTGGCCACCGGCACTCTTGGCTGATCTCGCCGAGCACTGGGGCGACATCCAGCGCGAGCGCGAACACTACAAGGGCGCCCTGGTGATCGAGGACGAGGACACGCCGCCATGAACGAATATGCACTGGACGGCTACCTGATCCGCGAGACTGATGTTGCAATCAACATCTGGGACGCCGACGAGCTGATCGGCACCTTGCTGCCCGGAACATCTGATGCCGTGCTGCTCGCCTGGATCAGCGGCCACAAGGCGGGCCACAAGCGCGGCGTGCAATTCGGACGCCGGCTGCTGCAGCACGATCTCCGCGAGATACTGGGAGTGAAGCGCGATGAATGATCAGGCGCGTAACCTCGCACTCGCTGTGCTGATCTACCACGACGACATGGAACGTGTCGGCCCCGACCAGGTGTACGACACGTTCGAGCGGTGGCTTGCCGCGACAGGAACCGGCGACTGCTCGGCGGCCACGCTCTGCAAACTCGCCCGCAAGGTGCTGGAGGAACGGCCATGAGCGATGCCGGTGCAATCATAGTCCGACAGCGAGCGAATGGATGCAACGTGGACGACGATCCGTGCGCGTGGGGCGCTCCTTGCTGTGAGAGTTGCGTGTGCGAGCGCGAGGCCCGGCTTGGAATCGTGCTGTGTGAAAGCTGCTTCGAAAATGCCGCCGACCCTCGGTCGAGACTATGCCCAGGCTGCGAAGCCTATCAGGAGCACATGCGATGAGTGACAACGCAAGCGTGTTGACGAACGCCACCACGGCGGTCGAGCGGTGGCGGCTGGAGATATGCGACGTGGAGCGGCAGATCGACGTGCTGCAGGTGCGGCTGGAACTGCTGCGCGAGCACGTCGCCGATGTCACCGGCGAGCGCCGGCCGCGGCGCGCGAAACGCCAGTGGCCGCTGGCCGTCATCGGCGCGTCAACCGCCGAACCCGAGCACGAGCCGGCGGCATGATCGATCCAACGGAAACCGATATTGGCCGCAAGGTAATCTACACGCCGTCAGGCGACTACCCCGACAAGGTGATCGAGGAAGGCGTGCTGTCGTCGTTCAATGATTCCTATGTGTTCGTGCGGTTCGGTGGGAATGTGACAGCCGCAGCATGCTTGCGCGCCAACCTTGATTGGCTAAGAGGATGAGCGCCCCGCATCCCGCCGCCATCGAGCGCGCCATGAGTGCCGCAATGCAACTGCGCGCGGAACTCACTGCAGACGACCACACGATCGCCGACGATGACCGCTTGCTCTGTGACGTTTTGGATGGAGAGACGGATGTCTTTGCCGTGCTCGATCGGCTGATCGAGAACAGCATGGCCGATGCGGTGCTGGCCGAAATGGCGGCCGCACGGGCGAAACGTCTGGAGGCACGCAAGGCCCGGCTGCGCGATACCGCCGCACGGATGATCGAAGCGCTGGAGATCAAGGGGCCGATCGAGCGGGCAGCCTACACGGCCAGCATCAGCCATCGCACGAAAGCGATCCTCACCGACGCGATGCAGTTGCCCGAGGCGTTCTTCCGTCACTCGCCCGATATGGTCGCGGTGGCCAAGGCACTGAAGGCAGGGCCGGTGAGCGGCGCAGTGCTCAGCAACCCCCAGCCTTCACTTACGATACGCACACGCTAGGAGTAACCGCCATGAATGCCTTGGTGCCAGCCGGCACGTCCGAAGCCCTGCAACTCGCCAACATGATGGCGACCGGAAAGCTGGTGCCGACGCACTTGCAACGCAGCCCCGGTGACTGTCTCATGGTGATCGAGCAAGCCATGCGGTGGAGCATGTCGCCGTTCGCCGTGGCGCAATGCACGAGCGTCATCCAAGGGCGGTTGATGTTCGAAGGGAAGCTCGTGGCAGCCGCGCTGAACAGCAGCGGTGTGCTGGCCCGCCGCCTCGATTATGAGTTCGCAGGCGAGGGCGCTACGCGCAAAGTCACGGTTCGTGGGACACTGCGCGGCGAGGAAAGCGCCCGCGAACTGAGCGTCGAGCTGAAGGACGCCAAGACGACCAACGGCATGTGGACCAAGCAGCCAGACCAGCAGCTTGTCTATTTCGCGACGCGGGCATGGGCCCGACGCTATGCGCCGGAGGTGATGCTGGGCGTCTATGCGCCGGAGGAGTTCGACGAACAGCCGAAGGCGGCACCGTTCAACGGCACCACCATCGAGGGCACTCCGGCTGCGCTCCAACAGTTTGCCAGCGCGCTCGCTGAAGATGGCGCACGTGCCGAAGCCGCTGCGACAGAGCAGGCCAGGCCCCGCCGCACGATCAATGACTGGCTGGCCGCCTTCGCGCTCGCCGCGCGCGATGTGCAGTCGGCCGAGGCGGCAAACGCTCTGATCTGCGGCGAGGAATCGCTCCAGATGAAGGAGCACCTGACCGCGAAGAATGATCCGCGCCTGGAGCGGTATACGGCGATCGTGTCGGGCGTGCTGCAGACGTGGTTTGCCGATCCGCCGGCGGATGAGGACGTGGTGCCGGAAATGGCGGGATCAGCCTGACCGGATCGCGTTCGCCACCAGCGTGCCATAGGGCGACTGGATCACCGAGCCGTCGAACGGCGCCGACCAGAGGCAGTCGGCGTGATCGGCCACCCAATTAACCATCCAGGCCGCGAAGCCGTCGCGGTTGTTCAGCGACTGCGACAGCACCGTTTGCCAGTTGCCGTCCTGCGCGCTCGATCCGCCGCCGTCGCCGGTCTCCAGGCACAGCACGGGGATAGCGCCATCCTTGCTCGTGTAGGCACCGAGCGCCGCAACGCACGCCGCCCAGGTAATGCCGTTGGCCGGCATCCACCCGTAAAAATGGGCGTCAAATGCAACGTTCTGCATGGCCGCGATCGTCGCATGATCCATGCTGGTGATCTCGCCCATCGGATTGCCGCAGCACAGCATGATCGGCGCGGTCGCCCCGACCGAGCGTATGGCGTCGTGCTGCCCCTTCATCATGGCGCTGATCGCCGGTCCCCCGCCGTGGGGTTCGTTCTGCGTGCCATACCAGACGCGGGGATTGGCCTTGAACGTGCCGGCCATGCCGGACAGCCAAGCATTTGCCCGTGTATCGCCGGACGACACTGCGTTGCCCGTATAATGAAGCTCGATCTCGACGATGATCCGCTTGCGGTG